GACGGAACTGCAGATGAGGTTACGATGATTAATTATTATAATCGTACTGTGGAGCCTATATTAAAGGCTATTACCGATGAAATGAAAAGGAAATTCCTAACTAAAACGGCTATCACCCAAAGGCAGACTATAATGTATTTTAGAGACCCGTTCAAATTAACCCCAGTCTCTCAACTTGCAGAAATAGCAGATAAATTTACAAGAAACGAAATACTATCATCTAATGAAGTACGTTCCATCATAGGTAGAGAGCCATCTAGCGATCCAAAAGCAGATGAGCTAAGAAATAAAAACATACCTGAAGTTACTGAACCAACCAGTCCCAACGAGTCACAAAATACACCTAAGGAGGATAATGAAGATGGCCAAAAAGTTTAATTTTAGTGGTTACGTCACGAAGAATGATCTAAGATGTTCCGATGGACGAGTAATCAGAAAAGATGCTTTTAAGCATCAAGATGGTGAAAAAGTGCCTTTAGTATGGCAACATCGAAAAGATGACCCATCGAATGTACTAGGACACGCTATTCTAGAAAACAGAACGGATGGCGTATATGGTTACTGCACATTTAACAATACTGAAAGCGGTAAGAATGCTAAAGAGTTAGTTGAACACGGTGACATAAGTGCCTTATCTATTCATGCTAACCAACTAAAACAAGTTGTAAATGACGTTCTACACGGAATGATTAGAGAGGTAAGTATAGTAATAGCTGGAGCTAATCCAGGAGCAATGATTGATAATAGATGTATAACCCATAGTGATGGTAGCGACGTAGACGATCTTACTGACGCTATAATTTACTCTGGTGAATATATAGATATCGATGACGTAGAGCATGCCGAAGCAGAACTTACAGTACAAGATGTGTTCGATACATTTACAGACGAACAAAAAGATGTTGTATATGGATTAATTGCAGAGGCAGTGGATGCGGTTGTCGAAGATGGAATGTCTCAATCCGACGAAGATGAAGGCGAAGATTCCTCAGAGGACCAAAAAGAAGACGTTAACCATACGGAACAAGAAGCTCCAAAAGAAGAGCCTAACACCGATAAAAAAGAAGACATAACCCATAACTCTGAAGGAGGAAGCGAAATGAAAAAGAACATATTTGAAGATAGGGATAACGAAAAAGAAGGTAAAAAAGAAATGTCATTAAGTCATGCTGACGTATCGACTATATTCGCTAACGCTAAGAAAATAGGATCTCTTAGAGACGCAATGTTAGAGCATGCTGGAACATACGGTATTAATAACATTGATTATTTATTCCCAGATGCTATTAAAGTAAGAACTGCTCCAGATTTCATCAAAAGAGATGATGGCTGGGTTAATGCGATAATGTCAGGAACAAGTAAAACTCCATTTGCTAGAATCAAAAGTATGGCAGCGGATCTTACAGCTGACGAAGCTAGAGCGAAAGGGTATGTAGCTGGTAACTTGAAGACTGAAGAAGTATTCGGTTTACTTAAAAGAGTTACAACTCCTACAACTGTGTACAAAAAACAAAAGTTAGATAGTGACGACGTTATCGATATCACTGACTTAGATGTAGTTGCTTGGTTGAAGATGGAAATGAGAATGATGTTAGATGAAGAAATCGCTAGAGCAATATTAGTTGGGGATGGAAGAAATCCTGCTAGTGATGACAAGATCGTTGAAGCGCATATCCGTCCAATATACAAAGACGACGATATGTACAATCACAAAATAACTCTTGCTGCTAACACAACTACTACTGATATGATGGAGCAAATATTAAGAGCTAGATCAGTATACAAAGGTAGCGGAAGCCCTACTTTATATACTACTTCTGAAATCTTAACTGACATGTTATTACTTAAGGACACTACTGGTAATAGAATATACAAAACAGAAGCTGAAATTGCAGCAGCATTAAGAGTTACTAAGATTGTTGAAGTTCCAGTTATGGAAGGACTTAGCCGTGAAGTTGGAATAGACACTCTTGATTTACTAGGAATCATAGTTAACATCAAAGATTATACAGTTGGAGCAGACGCAGGTGGTAAATTAAGCATGTTCGACGATTTCGATATCGATTATAACCAACATAAATACTTAATCGAAGGTCGTATGTCAGGAGCATTAACTCTTCCTAAATCAGCAATGACTATCGAAAGAACTCAAGCAGCAGGTTAATATTCGGAGGTAATATATGGCTAAGTTTTATGGAAAAGTTGGTTATGCCGAAACAACAGAAACCGGTCCAGGCATTTGGAAAGACGTGATAACCGATCGTAACTATTACGGCGACGTATTAAAAGTCTCTAGAAGACTTACTAACACTGATAATATAAACGACAACGTCCAGGTGGATAATGAAGTAAGCATAATCGCCGATCCATATGCCTACCAAAATTTCTGGAATATAAGATATGTCACTTGGATGGGGGTTAATTGGAAAGTATCAAAAGTATTAGTCCAGAACCCTCGTCTAATTTTAAGTTTAGGAGGTGTCTATAATGGGGAGTCGGGTCCAACTGCATAATTTGTTATTAGGAATTACACCAAACGTATATTTTCAGGCCCCTGAGAATCTTAAAATGAATTACCCATGCATTAGGTACAGTCGCACTTCAATAGACATCAACTCAGCTAATGACACTGTCTATAATTTAAATAAATCGTACACTATTATGCTCATTACTAGTGATGCAGACAGTACCTTAGCTGACCAATTGGCAGTGCTACCAATGTGTGCGTTTGTAAGGCAATACCAAGCAAATAATCTATATCATGATGTTTTTAACATCTACTATTAAGGAGGCAACAATATGTCTAGATTAACATGGGATCAAGTAAGCGAGCGTCTTTATGAAACTGGCGTAAAAAATGGAGTACTGTATAAGCAAAATGCATCAGGACTATACCCTCAAGGTGTGGCATGGAACGGTTTAATAAGTGTATCAGAAAGTCCTACCGGTGGAGAAGCTTCACCTCTATACGCGGACGACATGAAATACTTAAATCTAATGTCAACCGAAGAGTTCGGAGCAACGATCGAAGCATACACATACCCAGACGAATTCGAAGAGTGTGACGGAACAGCTGAATTATCAGTTGGAGCTAGAATCGGTCAACAAACTAGAGTACCATTTGGTATGGTGTACAAGACTACTCTTGGTAATGACACTGAAGGAAATGAATATGGGTATAAACTACACCTTATTTACGGAGCATTAGCTTCACCTTCTGAAAAAGCATACCAAACTATTAACGAATCACC